AAATGACTAATACATATTTGATTTTAACTAAAGCTAAATGGGAAAGTAAGCTACCCGCAAAACTAAAAACTGCTGATAGATTGTCTTGGAATGAGTACACTTATAAAGATGTAGAAAAGACTGGTAAAAGAATGGTAGACAAATATGATTACTACCCATCAGATGATAACACAAAAGCTGAAATAAAAGCGTATATGGACGATTGTAGCGTAGATTATTCATCAAGCGATACCAAAGCTGAGTTACTTGAAAAACTAATGGCAGAGCCTCATTCTGTGCCTAAAAAAGATGAAGAGTATACATACACAGAGCAAGAAGTAGATACTACTACATTGCAAGACCCAACTTGGAAAGAATCTTCAGATAGGTTTGAAAAGACTGGCAATCCAAGATGGAATAATGATAATACAAAAGTTCTTATTAAATATGAATTAGCAATAGCAGATGGAACTTTAGACCAAGTAAAAGGGGTAAGTGGTATTACTGCTTTGTCACATAGTGAAGCTATAGAAGAAATGAAAAAGGATGAATGGTCTGGTGAAAGCGAATGAGCGAAAATTATTATTTTGGTGGGTAGTGATGTTACTGTTGATCCTGGGAGTAATTACCACAATAACTGGATGTAATAGCGGTTGGGCAGTTGCAAATCTTATTATAACTCCTGTAGATAAAAATAACTCCGTATATACAATTATTGTTGATCAAGATAGTACAGAACATTGGTACGATAAAGCTATTTACACAGAAGAAAATTATTGCTTTAAACATCATATTTGGGAAGATGTGAGAAAGAAGAATAGTGAGTGAGAAACCAAAGACATACAGGTCATATGGGATGGCAAAGATTGACGATAACTTTCGCATCAGTCTTAACATTAAGTGGCTTGGTCAAATTATTGTTGCAGTTGCTTTCATTGTGTTGGGTTACTTACGAATTGAAAACAGACTTGCAGAACTTGAGCGAGGAATGGGACTTGCTGATACCAGAATTACAGAGCTTGTCGATAAACATATGATAGAAGAACAAAAAGAAAGAATGGCTATGGAAGAACGCATATCATTCTTTGAAAAAGAATTAAACCTTAACCCATTTAGTTGGAGAAAGAAAAAGAAATGACATCTGAAGTCATAACATTAATACAAGAGTTAGGCTTTCCAGTTGCTATAAGCGTTGGGTTGGCTTTTGCATTATATAGTGTAGTAAGATTTATCTTAAAAGAAAAGGTAGAGGATACCTTAAAAAGATTTGATGAGAAGCACGAAAACTTACAACACAGATTAGATATTATTATGGATGAGCTTGGTAAAGTGAAGAAGTGGAACGCAGAGATTAAATCTGATTTGAAAGTGTATATTGACTTAACAATGAGGAATAAATAATGCCAATGCCGTTTCAATGTATTTATTGTGCAAAGTATGTTCGTGAAGCAATGAACGGTATTTGCGAAGATTGTAAAAAAGAAGATAAAGAAAAAGAAGAGAAGGGAAAAAGAATATGACTGAAATAGCAGATTTATATCTTCAGCTTGGTTCTGCGGGTTTCGCTTTTTTGTTAGTCGGTTTTATGATATATAATCTAATACAATCACAAAAAGAACAGAGTGAAGATTTAGAAGAAATAAAGCAATCAATTCATAAAATGGAGTCTGTACAAGATTCTGCGATGCAAGTCAATATTAAGTTGATTGACAGAATAAATAAGTCTGATGAAAAAAGAGAAGAATTTTGGAGACAATTATCTGATGACTTGGCATATTTAAAAGGTCGTATTAACGGTAACGCAAAATAATGGATAGCTTAAAAACAAGCAGTTTTAGTTTAGCACACGGTATGATCTACTGGTTAGATGTAATACCAGCAATATTAATGTGCATTATGCTCTGCTTTAATATTTACTACTTATACATAAAAACAAAAAAGATAAAGGAGAAGTAAATGGATTGGATGAACTGGTCTAATTTCGCATACCTAATGGTAATAATACTGGGAGGAGTGGGGGCTATGGTCGCTACTAAATACCGTATTGTTGTTAAGGAACTGAAAGATGTAGCACAAAAGTACCACGAAGCAAAAAAGGATGGTAAAATAACAAAAGAAGAACAACAGGCTATTGCAAAAGAATGTATGGACGTACTTATGGCAACTGTCAAACTTGTTTATAAATTCTAATGGCTGAGAAATACGATAACAGCGGAGCATTATTTATTAATGACCGTAAAGAAAAAGATAATCAACCAGATTATACAGGAAATATTGTTATTGATGGTGAGAAGAAAAGACTTGCTGGATGGAAAAAGACTTCTAAGTCTGATCCGTCTAAGACTTTTTTAAGTCTTGCTATATCAGAATACCAAGATCAACCAGATCAAAAAGTTGCTCCACAGCCTACTGCTAACCCAGTAGCAGATGAAGAGCTACCATTTTAAATGACCTTTAATGACATCATTAATGAGGTCTTAGAATCAGAAGGGGGATCCAGAATAACAAAGGATCCCCTGGATGCTGGTGGTACTACTAAGTACGGTATATCTCAACGTGCTTATCCCGATCTGGATATAGAAGCACTAACAGAAAAAAATGCTAAAGATATCTATCTTAATGATTACTGGATCCCAGCTAAGACCGATAAGGTACCCGCACAGATCCGAGAGATCTATTTTGATATGGTTGTAAACTTTGGGCAGAGATCTGCTGTAAAGGTACTGCAACAGGCTTGTAATGGTAAGAATACCTATGATATAAAGGTAGATGGTTTAATTGGTAATGCTACTATTGGAGCTTGTAAGAATGTAGAACCAGATCGGTTACGTGCTTACCGTGTTTTAAAGTTTGCACGTATTGTGATCAAGAAACCAAGCCAGGAACGCTTTTGGTTTGGCTGGTACCGCAGAGCATTGCGAATATAGCTATTTTATATTATGTTTTTTTCTGTATTGCCAAACAAAGTTGCGTAACATTTTAAAAGCAAATTTCACATCTTTATCATCGTAGATTACCTCTTCGTTCTGCTTAAAACACTCATCTTCATAGCAGTACCATTGAGTTTCATTTAATGTAGCACATTCTCCACGCAATAAAATATCAAACATCGCTTCGGCTCTTTTATTTGTTTTCTTTATATTAGTTTATTGCACATTAGAACCAATACCGCAACAGTTTATTTGTAAATAATTTTACAAAGTGTAAAAATAATTACATAAACCACTTGTATGTTATTATTTACGTTATTAATATAACATTAATCATATTAATCATATAACAACAATAACGATTATTAAAATAATAAGAACAATTAAAACATACAAAGAAATTATGAACAAAGAATTTATTACACACAAAGAAGTAGCAAAGAAATTAGGTGTCACGAGTAAAGATGTGATCCTTAAGATAAAGTCTGGTGAGATACCAGCGGTAAGGTTTTCCAGGAAAATATTTTTAATTGAGACACATAACCTGGAAAATTTTATTAATAACAAAAGTGTGCAAGTACGCACAATATAATAAAACAAGAAAGAAGGAAGAAAATGGAAAATAGAGAAAATAACCTAACACCAGAAAGAGAGCCACTTACTCATCTTCAAATTTTAGAAGGTGTTAATAATCTTTTTGAAAGATCATATCAAGAATATTTAACCGTTGCTAAACATTTTGATGCTCAATATAACAGAGATCAATTGGAGCAAATACACGATTATTTTTGGAATCGGTTAGGTGGTGGTAAGACAAGTCAGTTATTATATGCTGAACGCAGAAAAGCACTAAGAGACAAGTGCATCGAAGATTCTAAATACCTTCCAAAGTTAGAGGAGGTGTAGGATGGAAACAGTAATCACAAAAATCGTCAATAAAGCCTATGGATCGTTTCTATATCTACCAGAGATTTATAGACCATCTAAACACACCCTTAAACACCACGCTGAAGCTGTTTTGCAGTCTGAGCTATATGATAAGGGCATTCAGTTTGAAGAGAGGCATATACCCTGGTTAGCTGGTATTGTTTACGATCTATATGTTGAGGGGGTGTAGGATGCCTTATCCATTTGAAAAAAGTTTAAAAAGAGTACGCAACATTCCCCGTTCTGGTTTTGCCTCTGGGCTTCTTCCTTCTACCCCAGGACATATTGAGACTTCGCAATCTACAGGGCGGGGAATCCCTCAGTGCGAACATTTAGAAACTGAGTATCAGCCCTATGAGCCAGAGGTGAATGCACCCGAATCTCTGAGTTGTGCGGATTGTGGGGCTGATCTTCCATTAGAAGGTGAGTGTATATGAGAGATCCTATTCAACAGAAAGAATTAGATCTTTCATTACGTCAGACTTATTTAGGTACGAGTGAGTGGGCTGTTATTGGATCTGATTACAATCGATATAAAAGCCCCTTAGATATATGGAATGAAAAGATATTCGGTTATAAGGCTTTTGATAGTATTTTAATGAGGCACGGTAGAGATATTGAGCCTATGGTAGCTAAGTGGGTAGAAGAGGATCTGCCTACGTTCCATAATAAAGAAGGCATTGTATCTTTAGATGGTTATGTACGGTTCCATAAAGACTATGATTTTTTAGCTACGAACTTGGATGGTGTTGTGCATCATAAAGATGGATCACCAGATGCAGTTCTTGAAATTAAAACAGCCTCACAAGTTGCTAAAGATACTTGGGGCGGTAAACTACCGATTCAGTATTATACGCAGATCCAGGGGCAAATGCACATCACAGGAATGCGTACAGCATATGTAGCTCTACTTACTTATGGATATGCGGGTATAGATAGCTTTGATATATATAAGTATGAGTATAAACAGCAGTATATAGAAAATGTTATTAATAAATGCGTAGCGTTTTGGAATAATTATATTTTAACGAATATACCGCCAGAGCCAATTACAGAAAGTGATATAAAAATAACGTACCCAGAAGCAAACGGGGAAGTGTTACTTGCTGATAATAATCTTATCGAGCAGTTTGAAACTCTAAGACAGCTTAAACAAACTAAAAAAGAATTAGATCATAGTATTAAGGATTTAGAGATACAGATCAAAAATAATATCGGTCATTATGAAACAGTAAACGATGGGGATAATACAATAGCAACATATTCTAATAGTAAGCCCCGTGTGACCTTTGATCGCAAAACTTTTCAAACAGAAAACCCGAAAGTATATAATGACTATTTAGTTGAAGGAAATAGCTATAGAACACTTCGGATAAAAAAAGAGAGGTAAGAACGTGAAAACAAGAAAAATAAAGGGATTTATTGTATATAAAAGAATTAAAAAAAAGGAGAGTAAATAGTGGGAAATACGATCAATATCAAAGGGAAAGAATACACTAAAGTTGTTAATCGTTTAAAAGACTTTAGAGATACGTTTCCAGCAAATGAAGGATGGGCTATTAAGACTGAGCCGATCAGTATAACAAATGAATCTGTTGTGTTCCAGGCAACAATAAATAATCCAGATGGAGTTACAGTTGCTGTTGGTCACGGTCACAACATTCTTGGTGCTGATAAAGCATTAGAAAAGGCTGAAACAGTTGCTATCGGTAGAGCAATAGGAAACTTTCATCCTGTATATGGTGGTGAGAGTGACGAGTTTGCCTCTGCGGAAGAGATGCAGAAGTGGCAAGAAAACCAGACTATTGTTAAAGACACTGGAGATGGTTTTCCTCAAACGGTTCAAGATAATAAGGTAAAAGAAGATATTCAAAAGACTGAAGAAACAAATGGGGAATTGATCTGGAAGTGGGGTAAAAAACATATAAATAAAAAAGTTTCAGAAATCCCACCAAATGATTGCATTTGGATTTTAGATAATATGGATGTTGTAGATATGAATATAAATCCAGGTAATAAGCCTTATTATGATGCACTACAAGCAATTGTAAATGGTAGTGTTTAATTACATAGGTAGATGAATAAATGGCGGGATCTCATCAAGGCATATTCTTTAGCTCAATTGGATTATCCAGAGGGGTTGGGAATGTACCGAACTTTGAAAATAAAGAAGAGGTTGATGATATATGGTTGGCTACACGAAATCCCGCCAGAAACTTTACAGACATTAATAAATAAACTTAGGGAAGAATATGGCAGACTCAAAATTCGAGAAAATTCTGGAGAATCAATCAAACCAGACACCAATCCGCATCAACGAAATGCTTGTAACAAGGATCCAAGAACGATTGGATATAGGAGCAAAAAAATACGGTGACACTCTAAGTTTAACTGATGAAAGAAATTTTTTAAAAGAAGCAGTTGAAGAAGCACTGGATCTGAATGTGTACTTAACTGCTTTTTTAATTCAAATAGAATCTGCATTAAAAAATCGTCCACCAAACGAGATTAGTGTAGATGAACTTGTTTTAATTATGGATGGTCTTGGCAAACTTATTTTAACTGAAAAAGATAATCGTAATAAAACAAAAGTGCAAAAGGCACAACTGTTAATGGATCGCTTAACTGAGTATGCGGATGCTCATTTTAAAAGTAAGCAGAAATTATAATGCTACATACCATAACTACATACCAAAGGAAACCAAACAATGGAACTTATTATTCCTGGAAAACCTATTGCTTTAAAAAGGCATAGGCATACTACCCGTAATGGTCGGATCTTTAATTATGATCCATCAAAGGCTGATAAAGCCAATTTTTTAAAGAAAGTCCAAAATATGGCTCCCGAGGATCCCGTATATGGAGCTATCTCAATGACAATCGAGGTTTATATCGACCGTCCTAAGTCACATTTTGGAACTGGTCGTAATAGCGATAAAGTAAAAGAATCAGCCCCAGCGTATCCTATTAGTAGACCAGACCTGGATAACTATATCAAATTTGTATTTGATGCTTTAAATGGCGTGTTCTATAAAGATGATAGCCAGGTAGTGCATACTGAAAGCATAAAAGAATATTCCACTGAACCAAAAACAATAGTAAGGATCTATCCATATGAGTATTAATCTACAAATGTTTATTGATCAGTATGGTGAGCCTGGGCATACTTTAAAAGCCGATGGTTTTGACGATGCTATAATTGGAATGGATAGTAAGCAGAGAGTGGTCTATAGCATAGAGAAGATTTTAGAAATACTACAAAAAGATGATATGAGCCAGGAAGATGCTTTAGAACATTTCTATTACAATATAGAAGGTGCTTACGTAGGAGAGTATACACCAGTTTTTATTTTCACATACAAGGAGTTTAAAAATGAATTTTCCGTTAATTAGTAGAAAAAAATACGAACAAGAATTAGGTGAGCTTAAAAAGAAGAATGAAGAGCTACTTGAAGCAAATGCAATCTTTGCGGTCAAATTACGCAGAATAATGAACTTAATTGGAAAGCTGAAGGCAACTCCACCTATGAGTAATGTTCGCTTTATACAGAATGTTAAGGACGTATTTACAAAATGAAAAAAGCATTAGCCCTGGCATTACGAGAAAAAGCAGAACAGATCGCTTTCAATTTTAGTAGGCACGATAGGGATAAAAATATATACAACGAACAGTTTACCGTTAAAAAGATACAGCCGTTATCGGAGTCCACAGCAATCATACAGTTTCAGAAAAATACAGGCAAGGTAGGTATCGCTTTTTGTTATTGGATCAATATGAAGGGCGGTATGTGGCAGTATTTCTTTCCTACATATGATCACTGCGTAGGAGCCGAAAAGATCAGAGAAATATTACACGGCATAGAGATAGATAACTTTGATAAAAATTTCCAGGATGTTATTTGAAGCAAACTGAAGAACATATGATAAAAAAGTGGAACTATAGATTCCCTAATAGAAAATTAATTCATAGTCCATATCCCTATGAAAGATTTGATGCTTTTAATGAGAATTTAGTTGTAGAAATAAAATACAGATTTAATTGGTATGATAAATTATTAATTGAGTTTGATAAGTATTCCTATAACAGTTGGTATGCCCATTTAAAAAAGAAACGGTTTCTGTATGTCATCTATTACCTTGATAAAATCATTGTTTTCAATATAACCGACATAAATAAAAGTAAATATAATTATGACTGGGAGTATAGAAAAATGCCAAAGCAAACAGAGTTTAGTAACCGTAATAACATTATCAAGTTTGTTGGTTATTTAGATCACAATGTATTAAAAGATACAAAAAATGTTTATGAGTTTGAATGTCTAAGTCTACAATTATAGCAACCAGCACAGGTGAGTGCGTTAAGGTTTATTTAGATCTTAAAAATAATTATGTATACGGTTTACAACGTGGAGCAATTCCTTTTTTACGAAAATTAGGATGGAACATAGATAAGAGAAACCAAAAAAATCTTAATGATTATAAAAAAGCAAGGATTTTTCACCACACAAATAAAATAAAAATAAACACAGATGTCTAAAAAGATAAATACTATACACACTGGAATCGAAGGTGAATTATTTGTAAAACATCATATTGTCCAGAACTATCCAGAATATAATGTGTATGTCCCTTTAATTGATGAGCAAGGTGTTGATCTTATTATTGAAAGAAGAAAAAAAGAATTTTTGAGAGTACAAGTAAAGACAATAACAGATATGAAAACAGATACAGCGATAGAGGTCAGACTACATAAGTATGTGAAAAAAGACATCATTGATATTGTAGCAGTATACTATCCTAAAAAGTCGATTGTTTGTTTTGTGCCGTATAATAATGAAGCCAGTATTAACCTGGCATTAAAACCAAGTAGAAATAATCAATCTAAAAACAGAAGATTTTTCTACACATTTATGGAGTTCCCCTATGAGTAAAGATAAGCGTGGCTGGATAAGGCTACATAGAAAGACAAGAGATCACTGGCTTTGGGATAATAAAGAAGTCAAATCAAAATTTGAAGCCTGGATTGATATATTAATGATGGCATCACACGAAGAGCGTTCAGTGTATATGAAAGAGCAGTTAGTTGTAATCAAACGTGGTGAAGTTTGCTGTAGTTTGAACGCATTTGCCAAGCGGTGGAAGTGGTCAACTGGTAAGGTTAGGCGTTTCATATCTGTTCTCAAAAGCGACACGATGGTGGTACAGAGAACGACACGAGTTGCGACACACCTAAGTATCTGTAACTACGACACTTACCAGGGTGAGCGACACGAGGACGGTACCCCAAACGGTATGTCAAACGACACGCAGACGAAACGAGAACGGTACACAGAGAATACATTAGAAACATTTAAAGAATTAAAAAAAGAAAAAGAAATACCTTCATCTGATTACATCAAAATTTGGAAAAGAGTCTATGGTCGTTTTGGATACCAAGAAATGAGTTATTCTGGATATATCAGTTATATCATTGAAGCGTGTAAACGATTAGGAACTGATGTAGTAAACAAATGTGTAGATCGATTTTTAAAAGATAAGGAAAGTGAGATTAAACAACTACGGTATTTTTTTCAGCAAGGTATTGATCAGTATTTGGTGAGGAAGCATCCAGCAGATAAGCCGATTATTGTCAAAGAGAAGATTTTTAATTGCTATGAATGCGGAGCAGAAAAGAGAAGCAAAGAAGATAAGCTACCCGCAAGTGAGTTATTTCATAATTGTGAAATGGAAGGAGAGTTTGTACCATCTTGGGAATATCAATCAAAACTTAATCAACAAAACCCACAACCAACTAAACCAACATCCGAGGAGAATGAAGTGAAAGTATTAAAAGAAATAGGATGGCTGAACTGATGTCATCCATCTTAGAAGAAGTTTTTAAAGGGAAACTTTTAAACAACGATGAAGGCTATCGCCTTAAACATAAACAGCGATGGAAGATTAGAAAGCAAAATAAAAATAATCAATACACTGCGGACAACATTGTAAAATATTGTTCTTGGTGTGGACATACCTGGGAGAAAGAAGTGTTAGGAAAACGCATCTTAAAGCATTCTAAAAACTTTATACCAATTCGAGGAAAGAAAAAACAAACTTGTCCAGATTGTAGTATTTATATCAGATAAATAACAAAAAGATAACAAATACTTTGATGTAGACGTTGTAATTATGCCATATTCTCCCCAAATATGGATATAACTTTTTTAATTATACAGGGCATTCTTACTCTCGGTGCCTTCATTGCGGGGGCTTACATTTATCATAGGGGAACTATGGATAAGCCTCCGCTCCCTCTCAATTTTAACAAACAGGAAATAGAAGCTCAACCAGAGTGGGATCAAGTTTGATCCTGGATTTTCCATATTACTTCAATGATTTTAATTGCAAACAAGAATTAGATGCCTACCTGGCAGTATCTGCATTACGGGCTGGTATCTTTCCAGATGATATTTTAATTGCGTATGCCTAAAGAAGAAAAGCTAACAGAAAAACAAAAAATGTTCTGCAAGGAATATATGGTTGATCTAAATGCTACACAGGCTTGTATTCGTGCTGGTTATAGCGAAAAAACTGCAAAAGTGATAGGTAGTCAGAACTTAACAAAACTTAACATACAAGGAGAGATAACAAAGCTAATGAAAGACCGTGAAGAACGGGTAAAGCTAACAGCGGATAAAGTCTTAGAAGATATTGAAAGAGTGCGAGGATTAGCGGAAGGATCAGAGCAGTACAATGTCAGTTTAAAAGCCAGTGAACTCCAGGGAAAACACTTGGCAATGTTTACAGATAAACAGCAAATAGATGCAGATGTAAAGATGCCAATAATACATTTCAATTTAAACGATGATTAAGTTCGATTTTAACGAAAACCAAAAGTCTTTTTTAAAGTGTGAAGAGCAAGTTATTGCTTTTTTTGGTGGTATTGGTAATGGAAAAACATTTGCGGGTATTGCGAAAGCATTAATGCGAATAATGGATGAAGAGAACCCGCCACAGCTTGGTATGATTGCCAGGCAAACCTATCCAGAGCTTCGAGATAGTACACAGCGTACTTTTTTTGAATTATGTCATATGATGGGAATGCTCCCAGAGATTCATTACGAATACAGGAAGCAAGAGAATAGGGTAACTTTTAAAAATGGTCACGAAATTATATTTAGGTCTTTAGATGATCCCGCCAAATTGTTATCAATTAATTTAGGTTGGTTTTATATAGACCAGGCAGAAGAGGTAAGTGAGGAAGTATTTTTAACGCTGTTAGGGCGTTTAAGGGCGGTATCCACTCCGCAATGCTGGATCACGGGTAACCCACTTGGACATAACTGGATCTGGCATCGATTTATCCACGATCCTGTACCAGGTAATATCATTTTTAATGCTAAGACTGAAGAGAATATCCACAATTTACCAGAGGGGTATATGGAGTCTCTTAAAAACAATTACAATGAGATATGGATCAATAGATACCTATATGGATCTTGGGATGCATTTGAAGGACAGATCTATCCAGACTTTGAGCCAAGTATTCACGTTAAAAGACATTTTGAAGTATCTCCAGAGTGGAGAAGGTTTATTGCAATCGATCACGGTAGGACTAACCCAACAGCGGTATTATGGGGAGCAGTAGACCAGGACGATGTATTATTTATTTATAGAGAGCATTACGAAGCTGGGCAAGATGTAGACTATCACGCCAGGGCAATTAATGCGTATATGAACGAAGGTCGTTATGAGACATACGTTATTGATCCATCAACAGGAGCTGGAAAGAAAGATGATCCAGAAACTATTGGTAATCGTTACAGACAGTTAAAAGTTCCTGTAATCAATGCAAACAATGATGTCCAGGGTGGTATTGATAAGGTTACAGAGTATTTCAAGAAGAATAAGATTTATATACACAAGAGCTGTGAGAATCTGGTCAGAGAGTTAATCAATTACCAATGGGAACAGCCAAGTGCATCCAGGGCAGAGTTAAACCAACCAGAAAGACCATTAAAAAAGGATGATCACGCTTGTGATAGTTTAAAATATTTAATTGGAGAAGTTGTTGCCAGTAGTAAGAAGAAAGATGAACGCACTGATACGCAACGATTTATAGATAAGATAGTCGTTAATCACGACAGCACACAACCAAAATGGGATAGTTTATAATGGCTGGAATGGATTATTACGCATCTGCTGATCAGAGTGATGCATTAGACCAGGTAGCAGACGTTGCAGAACGTATACCGCAAATTAGAAACTGGTTAGATCGCAGTAAAAAAGCCAGAGATAAACAGGCAGATAGATGGCGTAAGAATGAACGCTTATACTATGGTAGGCACTGGGCATCTGCAAGTAAGGGAACTGAGAGTCAGTCCAGGATGATATTTAACTTTCCTTTAGCGGTAGTTGAAACCATCTTGCCGATCATTAATGATTTTCAGCCAACAGTAGATATATTGCCAAAAGAACAAAACGATGTATTCTTTGCCGATATGATGCAGAAGAGATTCCAGCAAATTGTAGAGGAATCTGATCTGTACGGTAAGATACTCCAAGCAGTAAAGGATAGTTTGATCTATTCCAATGGGTTTTTACAGATACTGCCAGAGATAAGTGATACAGGAGCATTTAAAGGTTTTGATATTCAAGTTATTGATCCTTTTTCTGTTATTCCTCATCCATATGCTAATGAATTAGACTTACAAGCGGGTGAGTATTTCTTATTTGCTGTGCCAATGGAAATATCAAAGATACAAAGAGAATATGATATTAAATGTAATGCCGATGGAAGATTAGACGATTATAAAGCATTTCAAAAGTCAGATGATAGCGGACTACAAAGTGATAATCCAGGAACTCAAGATGCAGATGTAGCCTTAGTAATTGAATGCTACAGCAATGAATTAGATACAGAGAAGTATCCATATGGAAGGCACACCGTAGTTGTTGGAGATAAGCTCATTGTTGATGAACCATTAGAATTATATCGGATGCCAGTATTTATGGTATCAAACTATAAAAGCCCTCACAACTTTTGGGGAATTGGAGAAACAGAGTTAGTACGCACTCAGACTAAAGCAATTAATGAAACATTTAGCTCTATTAATGAAAATATTAGAAGAATGGGCTTTCCGATTAGAAAGGTAACGCAACGAGCAAAAGGTCAAATGACCAGACCGATCACAGGATCACCAGGAGAAGAGATTACTGTTGTAGATCCAAGTGATGTAACCTTTGAGACTCCACCGCCAATACCAGGATATATTCAGAATTATATTGCTCAAGTTGGTCAGTTTATGGAAAACATTACAGGCGTAAATGATGTAACGCAAGGACGTAAGCCAGGTGGTGTTACTTCTGGAAGGGCAATTGTAGCACTCCAAGAAGCCAGTCAAACCAGACAAAGATTTAAGATCAATAAAGAAGTAGCCAGGTTCACCAAAGAGATCGGTGAGTATATGGTGCAGATGATCCTTACTTATGATGAGCAGATACGTTCTATTAGAGAGCGGGATGCTGAAGGTTCTTTTGAGTTTACTGAATTTGATCCAGGTGGCGTATATGATGCAGATGGCAATCCAGAGAATAGTCCACAATTTAATCCTGGTACCGCCAGTTCACTTCGAGATAGTGAGTTTGATGTAAATGTTACTACTGGATCCAGATATGCACAGGGAAGAGTTGCTAATGAAGAACGAGCATTGGAGTTATTCCAGGTAGGTGTGTATGGTATTGAAGAGGTAGTAAATGCCTTAAATGTATCTGATAAACAGCAAGTAATACAGAACTGGTATGTGCGTAATCAGCAAGTACCACCACAACAGCAAGTAGAACAGGCGGAAGGGATGCAAGAGCAATTTAATATGTTAATTGAACAAGCAATGCAAGAGGGTGTTGGTGGTCAAGCAGAAGAAGCATTAGCACAAATGGCAACACAAAACCCTGGTTTATTAGAAGCTGAAGGTTTTCAAATGTTACCACCAGAAATGCAAGAAAGAATTATGACTGTTACAAATATGGTTGGCGGACAAGGTGAGATGGAACAAATGCCAGAATCAAGGGCTTGATCGGTATGTTTTCTAATTGTCCGCTAAAATTTAAAAGGAGATAAATAATGCCAAAGTTAAAAGGTAAAAAGTACGCTTATACGAAAAAAGGCAAAGAAGCCTATAAGAAAGCATTAACAAAGTCTAAAAAAAAGAAATTAAAAAAGACACTTGCTAAAGATTTTAAAGATATTGATGTGTATTTACCACCTAAAAGAGGTTCAGATCCTAAGTCGCTTAGAGATATTGGACATATGTTTACAAGAAACGAACCAAATCAATCGGAACACGGGCATTTACATCAAGAGGGGCATTGGAATACACCAGAATCAAAAGAGTGGAGAAAAACTATTCCTAAAAAGATACGGGGACATAAGTATCGTTTAACAAAAAGAGGAAAAATGAAATACTATGACGATTCAGAATAAAATATTGTTACAGACCTTATAAATAAATGCACCACATATTAGGCATAGTAAACCTCGATGAAGTCCAAAATCTAAAGGATATGGGCAAATCTCAAGCTCGAACAAATGACTTTTCTAATGAAATCATTCAAAAGATAGCAAAACGCTATCAATCGGCTGTAGATGACCAGGAGCTTATTTTATCTACTCCAAGCTATTGGCGGATAGAAACAAGACCGAAAGGACACGATTGGCATTATGATGGATGTAAAGAAGAAAATGGTACTTTGGTTGATAACCATATGGCTTGGTGTAAGCTGGGGACATCTATTTTATTATCTGATCCAGATAGCTTTACAGGCGGAGAGTTAAAGTTTTTAATTGATGATCAAGAAGTGATCGTTCATAACCATTATTTAAGTGGGGTAATGTACTCTGCTGGAAAATATGATAAACCATTAAAGCATAAGGTAGAACCGCACAAAGGTGAAAGAACCGTGCTACTTATGTTTTTTGCAACAAAACCAGTGTCGAAAGACCAACTGAAAGGTAATTAAAATGGATAAAATCAATATAGCGGGGACAACGAATTTAGAAGTGACACCCGAATCAGAAAATTTAACCGTAGGAAATATATCTGCAACTCCAGAGGAAATCCCTTTTGAGTCAACAGATAGCTACGACAATATTTCTATTCCTGGAGAACTCTTAGGTGAACAGCCTCAAGAGCAATCCACCCAGGAAGAGACTACAGAACAGGCTGAGACTACAGAGTCTACAGAAACAGCAGAAACCCAATCCGCAACTGAAGAAAATCAAACTGAAGCAGAGACAGAAGAGCAAACCAATACGGTTAGTACAGAGTCCGAAGATAATTCTGGTGACTCCTTCGTTTACGAAGATCAAGATGGCTCAAAGTTTTCTACTGAAGATATTGAATTGTGGCGAACCGATAGCGTGAACAGACACGAGTGGCAGAAATCTAATACAGAAAAAGCCCAGCAGTTATCTGATCAGCGTAGAGCGGTAGAGCCATTAGTGCAGTTAGTGGACAAATTAAAAGAATCGGGAGAGTTCTCTGAAACGCTAAAAGAAGCGATTGAGGATGAACTTGGAAAAGAAGCGGGGCAACTGTACGAACAGTCCCTACAGATGGATAATAAAGACCTTCCGAATCCCTATGAATCTGAATTAACAGAAGCAAGGGAAAAACTGGAAACGATGGAATCAGAGCGGGAACTGGAACGATCTATGAGTCAATTGCGGTCTACTTATGAGTTGAGCGATACCCAAGTCCAGGAAGTATTGGACTTTGCGGTGTCTAACTTTGAAAAGACTGATCGAGTATTGACCTTAGAAGAGGCTTATAAGGTAATGAACTTTAATAAAGCTCCAGATCCAAAACCCAAACCAAAGCCATCAGTGCCAGTCAATGTAAAGAAGAATGTCGGTATTAAGGCAGATACAAATAAAAAAGCATCTACCTATGAGGATATTGACGTGGCTTCATTTTTTAATAATCAATAGAATAAGGAGACATATAAATGTCTAATATAGTTGTAGCGGGAACAGGATCCGCATCATTATCTGCCCTTATTCAGCAGTATTATATGCCAGTTTTGTATGATAATATCTTTAAGAAATCTCATCCATTACTTGCAATACTGAAGGGCAAAGCAAAGACCTTTAATGGTCGTGAAATCGTAGTACCAGTAGAATCTGCTAATGGCGGAGCTTCTGCTTGGGGCGATCAGCACGGTCTTGGTAGTGCATACGCACCAGTAATAGCTGAAATCGCACAAACTGCATCGTATAAGCCAACAATGTTAACTGGTCACTTTCTTTTAACAAAAGAAGAAACCTTGTTAATGAATAGCCCACAAGCTATTAAAAACATCGTTGGTGCAAAAGTAAAGAACCTTCAAAAAGGATTGGAAAAAACAGTTGCTGAAAACTTGTTTAAAGCAACAGCGGTTGCTGATGCTTTTAATCCATTAGGTGTTTTAGTTGATAAGGTAAGTGGAAACTCTCAAGATGTAACTGTTGGTGGTATAAATATTACTACTAACGGCTCTGGAGTGTATACTGCTGGTGGTTTTTGGAACTCTCCAGTTTTAGATCACGATAGTTTTTCTGATGCATCTGGTGATTTTGCGGGTGATAGTCCAGATGCTGGTGTACAGTATGTGACTGAAGCTAATATGGTTGATGCATCAAAGGATACTTACATTTTGAAGATTCTTGCTAAAGGTGTAGCAAATGCAAAAGCTCAAACAGGAGAAAACCCAGATCTAATTATTGTAACTCAATATCTTTATGATTTAATTGAGAACGAAATCGATCCAAGAAAAACTGGCTCTAAAATGAGTGAGCGTATGGGTTCTATGGGTTTTACTGGTCTTAATTTCAGAGGCATTGATATTGTCGCTGATCAAGATATGGTAACAGCTCAGTTACAAACTGGTGATGCTACTACAGCTAAAGATAGAGATGGAAGAATCTATTTCTTAAACACAAATTACTTACATATGTTCTTCAACTCTGGTGCAAAATTCACTGCATCTGATATGATTGAAGATACAAAAAGTAATACCTTTGTTCAGAAGGTTCACACTTATGGTAATATGGTTGTTACAAACCGTAAAGCTCATTGTGTGGTAAAGCAGTTATACTCACCAACTGATTACGCTTAATTGTAATCTATTAACCTTACAGCCCTCATCATTCGGTGGGGGCTGTATAGCCCTGGAGAAACTATGACCACAGCAGAAATGTTAACCGTATTAGGAGATCGCCTGGAAGATACCTCTGGGGATCTTTTTAGTGATACAGTCAAACTACGCTATTTAAACATTGCACAGGATAAGCTAATACAGCTTTTAAATCCTCATTTATTAACAGATCTACAGACACTTAAAGTTGATATAACGCTTCTAACAGATAACGATGTAGACACGCATTTTAAGAGTTATTTTATACCCAACAATACAACGCTTGATTCTACACCATTTGGTGGAGTATTAGGCGTATTAGGTATTCGGGTAGCTAACAGCAATTTTATACGCAAAATATCCTTTGATATGGCAAAAGATTTTACAACGGGCTACTTCGGCTTTAGTGCCACAGAGCCTGTATACTTTGCCTTTAAAAACAGAATTTATATTTATAACACAACAGCAAAAGTTGATTGTTACTTTATTAAAGAGCCAACAGCATTGGCAACGTCTCCAACTGCTAATAGTGATCTAAATGCTATCTTTCACGATGCTTTAGTAGAACTGGCAGAAGCAGAGCTGTGGAGACTGTCAAATAACCAGGCACGTAAACAGGATGCAGAACAAAGAGCGTACGGGATGATTGGCAGATACAATCAGAATCCAGCAACGCAAGTTGTAGGAGAAGGGTTACCATTTGATCATAGCTCTTCTAATAGTTTAGTAGATCCAATTTATCCGAATCATCCTATTTAATGGCAGAACTTATTGACATAACAGACTTTGGCGGAGTTGTAACCAACGTAGACGTAGAAGATCTCCCAGAACATATTGCTCAGAATATGGAGAATCTCCGCATTCGTGACGGGAAATTAGAAAAGACATTTGGAGCGGGACAGCCTACAGATATTCCAAGTTTTGCATTATCGCAGTTAAATACCAAGCTCAGTAAGAGTTATGTGGTTTATAACGTATTTACCTTTATATCCGATAAGTTTACAACGAATGAATAACGATATATCCTGGTATTAATTGATAGTAGTACGAAAGAGGTATTGCTATTCTGGTATGATCCTTCGTTACCCGCAATAACAGATCATCTTCAAGTAGAAGATAATATTTTCTGGTTTAAAACAGGATCTTCATCTGGGTTAACTACGGGCAAAGATGTTATGATCGTTAACGCAGAAGATAACAGCAGTAATGCAATTGCCAACACTGATATGTATGGAGATATTGAATATATTAGCTCAAATGAGCATCATATTAATGTAAGTCAAGCACCGACTTGGGGAGGGAGCTTTTTTGCAACTTCAAATGATACAGGCTGTCGATTAATAGATTTAGGTGGTAAACACGGTACTCACTTAGCATTATCAACAAACACGTCACAGTTGGATAATGGACATAGTACTTCCAGTTTTAAAAATATAGCACTTTTAGCATTAAATGGTAAGGTGCTTTGTATGTATAGTTTTTCTATTGGCGGAGGATTTGATAGAATATGGACTACATTAGGTAGTAATCCCTCACCATTAGGAAACTCAAATTATGTTAACCTTGTAGATTCAAGTGATTACACATCAATGTATGTTGCCAGTATGATTACTTTTAATGATGCTATTTATGTTCATTATAGCGGGGTAAAAAGTGGTACCAGTAAAATATCAAATTTTATATATAAATATACGGTTGCATCTAATGGTACTATATCAGAAACATTGGTCAACGATGACTTCTTATCTGCTCTAACAACTCCTTCAGCATCAGCAAGTGTCCCTATAAGTTACTTTTACACATTTGAAACAGGAGCTTGTTTTTTATTAATTCCAGGAAGTGGTCTATGGAAAATGGCTACTACTGACAGTGCTTTTAGTGTTGTCTCTGGTACGCCAAGTAATACATCTGGTTACTCTTGGATAGGAATGACATCAATTACAAATACAGTATCTGGTACTGCTAACTATTTAGTATTAGCTGAAACAAAATCAAGTACTCACAATCATAAATTACATTATGGATTGTATAATTCTGTAAGTGGAAATTTTACCTGGACAGATTCTGGTGTACAAGATTATACTTTGCACTATATAGATAAAATGGATTTTGGAGAAAATTCAAATAAGAATGAATCATTGGTTATTCATACAGAAAAGTCAGATACAACATTATATGTCCAATACAGCACTGCAAATAATTCTAATATTGTATTAGCCTGGGCAGATCTTTCATCCAGCAATTTTACAACTTCAACCGTTATTACGTTTATTAAACACTCTTATAAAAATCCAAATGGCACAAAATATCTTCATATTGGCACAAATGATTCGGGTGTTTTTGGAAGTGGAATGGTTCACGGTAGGCTGTATAGAATAGACACAAGTAAAACTGTCTCTCCATTAAATGATAATAATCCCGATAGTTATAAAGGATGGAATCCGACTTGTTTTGATGATGTAGTTACTGGATTTTCCAGTGGCAACTATTTCTTTACTCACGCAAAAGCACACATTGGTGCTTATGGTATTGAGTATAGTACAACAAATTCTGTCGCAAAATCAGCATTAAATAGATTTACTGATATTGGATGGGGTTCTGGAGCCTGGAATGGTACAGGAACAGTAGATTATAGATGGACAAACTTAAACGATAAGTACACCTTTTCAGAAATATCAGAAAATAATACTACTACAACTCCGACAATATATCATAATACAGATAAGAATCCGATCGTACCTACAAACGACACTGTGCGATTGAATCCTGGGGCGATTGGTAGGGTGTCTAATACAGAAGCAAAAGGAATATGGTTAGGATATATAAATAGAACTTTATTTAACAATGGATATTCTATTAGTGGTAATTGGTACGGGTATGTAAACACATTAAATAATCCCTTCAAGGTTGCAGTTAAAAACACGTATAAAACAAATAATGCTATGAGAG